AAGAAGAAGGACGCTTTAATGGAATACAGCGAAGCGAACTTCTGTCCTATTGTTGATTTAGGACAAGCACATAGTATGGTTATGGATAAAGACTACAATGATAGGTTTGTATTTACTGATGGTGATGTTACTACTGTTAACATGAATCAGACAAAGAATGGTAATAGATACTTTGTTCTAGCAGACTTCAATTCGGAGTTTTCTCTAGATGATGATAACCTAACATGTTGGACACCACCGCACATAGAAATAGACTTTGGTATTGGGTCAAAGGTTGTTGTTGTTGGTAGAACTTCACAAGGCACTGATGAAGAAGGTAATTTAAGACCTATTTCATTAAATGTTAACGGAATACTAGTGACAAAGGCTAGAGGTGGCAGTCCTGACGAAATCACCCATATAGAGGATGACTCTGATGGGTTTGATGACGATTGGATGCCAGTCTAATTATTGTAACAGTGTAACCATACACATATTGTTGGTCTTAGGGGTGCAACGCCCCTAACTCTTAAGGAGGAAATTAAATGAATAAAGGATACTATAATGAATATACAATAACTTCGTATGCTGATGATGATGATATAATTCATGGTCAGTCATATGCAATAAGGGTTAGTAACATTGATTTTGTTACTTGGAAACCCAATAACGAACTTAAAAACGAGATTTGGATGAAATTACATACTAAATCCGGTAAAGAAATAAGAGTAAAGGTAGATAAAGATGGACTAAATGAAATACTAGCAACAGTTGGTAATGATTTAGTGCAATTTGAAAATAGGAATAGGAATGAATATGAGTTGGAACACAGGAAAAAGTACAGGAACTAAGACGTTTGAAGAACGAAAGAAAGAAAGGCTTGAGCAAATCAAGTATAAGGCAGAAGTAGCACAGTCATACATGTGTCTAGGTATTTGGGGAGAACCCAAATCCGCTAAGTCAGCAATATCGTTAGATATTTTAACTGATGAAGATATTAAGAATGATATGAAAGTATATGTTTTTGATTTTGACAACAGGGCTATTGACGTTAAGAGAAACCACTATGGTAATATAGCAAATATTGTTGTAGATAACCCTATCGAAAGAGAGGAAAATAGTTTGGTTAACTTTGAAGCGACTATGGCTAATGCAAGAACCTTTTATGAAATGGCTATGGAGTGTTTAGCAGAAGGTAAACTAAAAGCCGTAATTGTAGATGGTGCAGATAAACTACTTACAGATGTTTGTGAAACTCACATGAGAAACAAACACAAGATGGATGCAGATACTGTTATCAAACAACCACCGTATGTTTGGGGAGATAGAAATACTCCTTACAAGAACTTCTTACATAAGCAAGTTCTAGAAATGGCTTGTCATAGAATAGTGATTGCTCACTCTAAAGATAAGTATGCGGGAAACCCTAACCCTGTTGGTGTTATTGCTAATTGGCATGACTCAACAGAAGATATCTTTACTGCTACAATTCGTATGCAGAGAGACTTAAGAAAAGGCGGAGCAGAATATACTGCTTTGTTTGAAGCAAGTGCAAGAAAGCCTGAACTGATTGGTAGTAGAAGAAAGGTACTAGTTATCAAAGATGGTAATGTTGATTGGACAGGCGTTGAAGAAATAAAAACAGGCGAACTTTAAGGAGATAATAATATGGTAATAACAATAGAAATAGAAGTAAGCGAGTTTAAAGACTTGATAGAAAGTGTTGCATTGAAAGGTAAATACAATAGTGGAGATACTAGTAAGAATGGTCAGTTGAGTAATTATGCTTGGCTTATCAGTGATGGTGAATATCTTCATGCTTACAATGCTGATACTACAACCATATGTGCCGCAAGAGTACCGAATGAGGGTATTGCAACTGCTTCTTGGATAGTTGATATTGAGAAGACAGTTAAATATCTTAAAGCGTTTAGTGGCGAAGTAACGTTACTAGTTGGTGATTACTTAACAATAACACAAACAGAAACACAAACTGCTACTGCTAAAGTACCGTTAGTTTCAGAACATCCTCACAATGATTACATTGGTAGGATTGTTACATTTACTAATGATATGAGAAGCGACACTCCTTCTTGGGGTGATGAGTTACCTATCTTCGGTAAGACTCAGTTCGAAGCAGAGATAGTAATATCAGAAGATGAGTTAGCAAGAGCAAGTTCTGTATGTGATGTAGTTAACATTGCTAGATACAAGTTTAACTTTGATGATGAAGTATTAACAATGTCGAGTACTAAAACAATGAACGAGACTATTGATACTAATGTAGAGTACACTATTGCAGAAGGCGACAGTGCTACTGTTGAGTTTAATGGACAGTTTGCAAAGTTCTTGAATGGTGCAGTTAGACTGTACCTCAAGGATGATGCCCCTGTTCTTTTTGTAACAACAAACAGACTACTGTTGAAAGCACCATATCTTAACAGGTGAGTAAATGATAATATGTAAAACAGAAAATGGAATAGGATTAAGATGGAGAGAAGGAGATGAGATACAAAGTAAGATTGTGTCTCACTCCGACTTCCAACCTTACATGTATGCAGATAAAGCACACTCTGCCCTACCATTTACTTTCAAGTGTAAGGATAACTTAGGCACATTTCAAATTAAAGTAATGTTTGAAAGTACAGATGAGGTTAACCTAAACGGTGACAAACTTCACAAAGTAACTTGGCAACCCAAACATCCTAAATATGCTAAAGATGTAAGAATAGTTCTAGAGGCTAGAGGTATGAAAACATATGAGGGTGATGTTCAACATCATTATAGATATGCAGTCGATGAAGTAAAAGAAATACCTGAACAAAACTTACGTAGATGGTATTGGGATATGGAATGGCAACAAGGTGGTAAGTATGATGAAGCAATTACTTGTATTGTAATATACGATAACTATGATGATGAGTATCATGTATTTGCTTGGTATCCTGAAGAGGCTAGAAATGTAGTATTGAAAGATAATGATAACTTCATTCTTCATAGATATACAGGAGAGCATAATATGCTTACAGGATTTCTAGCATTTGCTATGGATAAAGAACCTGATATGCTTATCTCATGGTTCGGATGGAAGTTCGACATACCTGTACTATTCACTAGAATGGTACATCATGGAATAGACCCAAGACTACTATCTCCATTTGATGAGATAACTGGTATTGGTTGGAAGAAGAACAAGCCAACTATATGGAAGTCAAGAGTAGAAGGTTACTCTCCTGTATCTCAACCAATTAAAGGTATGATTACAGTAGCACTTGATTTAGTGTTCGAGCGACAATGGAATGATGCTCAACGTGGAACTTTACCTTCACTTTCTTTGGACTATGTTTCAGAAAGTGTACTTGGTGATGTTAAGTTAGTAAGTGAGAAGTTTCCTGATAAGAATGAGTTCTTTAGAAGGGCATGGTTAGAAGATTCAGATACCTATCTAGAATATGCTTTCAAGGATGTTGAGTTAATCAAAAGAATTGATGAGGAGAATCATTGTGTTGACGCTGTTCTCTCATTACAACGATTATTGAAAGCACCATTTGATGCATGTTTCTATGCAAGCAACATGGGAGGAATATATTTCATGCGTAATGCTACTTGGAAAGCCCCTACGGGGGAGAAAGGTGAGCGTAAGGAGTATGAGGGGGCAATGATATACAACCCTCTCAGTGAAGGTACAAATGGTCTTCATCAGAACGTTGCCGCATTTGATTTTGCAGGTCTATATCCTAGTATGATTATCTCACGAAATATATCGTGGGAGACTATTTCAGAAGAACCAACAGACTTTGCTGTTAACCTAGCAATACCTAGAGATTTTAGTAAAGTCAAAAGAGAAGAGATGATGTATTTCAAAACAGATGAGTTAGGTTTACTACCTAAAGCAGTACTTGACTTGAAAGAGTTAAGAGACGAATATAAAAAGAAGATGAAACAAGCAACAACCAAAGATGAATATGCCAAGTGGAATAACAATCAGTTAGCAGTAAAACGGCTATCTGCATCTTTCTACGGTATTATTGCGTATCAGGGATTTGGTTGGGCCAATGTTGATTTAGCCGCTAGTATTACTGCTAGTGCTAGAGAAGCAATCAGAGCCGCCGCTTTCAAAGTGAGGGATATAAATGCCAATTAAAACCGCAAAGATAGATGTAGAACAATTACAAGAAGAAGTTGAAGAAATAAATAAACAGATGATGGAAGAGTTTGCTCCTTCTAGAGCCGAAAAAATGATAATGAAAGCATATGATTTACTTGATGATGTTTATGTTATTCTAAAGTATCTTGCAGTAGGTGTATTCTTCTATGGTTTAATATCTCTATTGCAGGATGTGAATATAATATGAAAGTAGTTTATGGACATACAGATTCTATCTACGTTAAGATGGAAGATGATAGTGTTGAGAAGGCACAACTAGTATTAGATGAATTGAACGAACACGTTAGAGAAATATTTCCTAATGTTTTAGGTTTAGAAGAACATCCTGTAACACTTGAGTTTGAGAAGTTCTTCAAGACTTTAGGTGTAGGATGTAAGAAAAACAGAAACGCAGGTTTAATCTCATGGAAAGATGGTAAGCACCTAGACGATTTGGAGTTTACTATGACAGGTTTTACTGCTAAGAGAGTAGCAATTACTCCTTTAGCAAAGAAGATTCAACTAGAGGTTTTAGATAGGTGGGTTAAGGAAGAGTCTGAAGAAGACATTACTAACTATTTACACGAAGAATACTTTAAGGTTCTTAATGGTGATATTGATAAATCAATGTTAGCCCAACGTAGTAGGTTTAGAGAAGAACGTTTTCAGGTAAAGTGTTCTACTTGTATTCGTTTGTTTAGTAAAACATCTAAGTATCACCTACATGAACTTGCTAACATTGTTGATGGTAAAAGATTCCCATGTTGTAATAAGCCTAGTTTCATAACTATGAAAGGTAAAAGACCAACAATAGGTTCAGGTATTGAAGGTGTATTATATCATAATACAAAGAACCCTGATAACATGATTGATGATTCTTATTTATATCTACGAGTTAAAGACTTAAATGATACTTACTTTCATCCTCTTAATAGAAATGACGTAGTTCCTAACTATGTTTCTGCAATGACATTAGAGGGATTATCTAGTTATACTCCTGATTACAGGCATTATGCTAGTTCTATTATTAGTAAAGCAGAACCTATTTATGACGCAATGGGTTGGGATATAACCCAAATATACCGTGATAGAAAACAAAGTAGTGTGGAGGATTGGTTTTGAGAAGTAGATTTTACAGTGGTTTATCTTGGTCTAACAAGCGCAGGGCTGATAAAATAATCGCTCTCTATAATAAGTACTTTAACAAAGAAGAAAAAAGAGATGACGTAGTTGAACTGAAAGAGGATTTCATAGCACAAACCGTGTTGTTCAATGAACCTAAGTTTGTCTTGGGTTATTCCGTATATGTAGAAAACGGAATGCCTAAGATGAACGTAATAGAAACCCCTCCACCGGAACATGGTAGAGACTGTAAGTGTGATAGGTGTATCATTGCTAACATAGAAGAAGTAGAAAAAATAATTAAAAAGAGGAATAAAAATGAGTAGACCTGCAAGCAATACAAAAGAATATACATATAAGTGGAATGCCCAAACATATGGAGACGATAGTCTTCCTATATTGAAGATAAGTAAATCTTCGTTTGGTTCTTTTCAGTGGTGTCCTAAGAAATATCAGTTCAATTACATTGAGCAAAAACCACAGGACACAACTGAGGCAATGTACAAAGGTACTATTGCACATAATGCTAGAGAAGCATTCTTTGATGAGTTTGATATATCTAAAGCAGAAAACATGACTCATGATGAATTAACTAATTATTGTTATACCTTGTATCCTTTAGATGAAATGAGTAGCGTTTATGAAACGATGGCAACATATGAAGCAAAGAGATTTATGGATGCTAAGGAAGCAGGAACATTAGATAGTTTCCTACCCGTAATTAACGAAGCAATGATAGATGCTAAGATTACAATACGAAGAGAAGACTATCCTTCTATTAGATTAGAAAGAGATTATGTTGTTCACCTTCAAGGTATTATTGACAGGATGTTTCAGGAAGGAGAAGCATATATTCCTATGGAATTAAAGACGGGGTTATGGAAGGAATACAAGAAAACTCCAATGCGTAAAGAAATGGCTTTCTATAAACTTCTATTTGAGAACTGTTCTGATGAACGTATTGAAGAACTCGGTTTAAGTAGAGATAATGCTATAACACATTGGGCTTGGTATTTTCCTGTTTCCAATCATATGTATGTGGAAGAGGCTAAGAAGTCAAGTGTAACCGCAGTATTGAAGGGTATTGCTAATTTGATTCATGCTTACGAGAGAAATATATTCCCTACAAAGTATAGTGCTAGGACTTGTCCAACATGTAGTTATTATTCAATATGTGATACTGCTACCGAAGATGGGTGGCTATAATGAAAGATACTTGGACTATAAGAATAATATATTTCATAGGTAGAGTATCTACTATAATTAAAAGGTGGAAAAAATGAAATGGAAAGAATATTTTAGAAGAAAGAAAGAATATAGAGAGAGGCATAAAAAATGAAAGATAAAGTAGAAAAAATATTAAGTTCTAGAGAATGGACTTTTGCAGATTTAACTAACATGAATCAGTTGGTAAAAGATTTCTCAGAAGAGATATATACACAGTTAGATGCTAAGGAAAAACTAACTATTGTATGGGAAGAAGAGATATTTCAAAAAACTATTAGATTTGGGAGTTTCTTTCAAAACCTAGTAATAGAACAAATACAATTAGAAGTAGCAAGCATACTTCAAGAACAACTACTAAGTGCAAATGTAAACTTTGGTAATAATAAAAATAAGGAGGATGAAACAAATGAGGTTTCCGAGAGTAGTGTGGGCGGGGAGTCATCTCCCAAACGCTCCGCAAATGAGAAGAAGAGTAGTAAAAACAAAAAGTGAATATATTAATTGGTTCAACCAATACAATGGTAAAATGAATTGTTATACTACTGTATATGATTTTGAAGATATTAATGACAATACTCAGATTGATTCTTCTGTTATTCTTGACAGAATGTTTCTAGATTTTGATGCTCACGATAAACCACTAGAATTAGCACACGAAGACTTCGTATCAGTTGCTAAAAGACTAGAAGAACAAGATATCTTGTTCAGAAGTTATTTTAGTGGAAAGGGTTTCCATATTATTGCTAAGGGAGAACGAGTCACTGATATTAGAAGCATTCAGCAGTATTATTCCGAATTGGCTAAAGATTATCCTACACTTGATAGGACTGGTATTCAGATAACTAGATTGCGTAGAATACCTAACTCTATGAATCTAAGTAGTACTTATGGTGATGATAAGTCTTACTTCTGTACTCCTGTTAATTACAAGTTAGGAGATTTAGATTTAATACTTGAAACTGCAAAGACCATGACTCCTATTGATATAGAATATGGTTCAAAGAAGATAGTATTCCCATCTGTCAAACCAATAGAAGTATCAGACATAGAAGTTGAAATGCCTAAGCCTATTGGTAAAATACCAATACTACCTTGTTTGAATAATGCTATTATGGTTGAAAACCCTAGTCATTATGCTAGAGTATATCTTATTCAGTGGTATAGAGATTTACTTAGTGGTAGAGAAAGAAACTTACCTTTAGAACAACAGGCTGAATTGATTAATACTGTTATGTCTGAACTAAAAACTATTGCTAGTAGAGATGAAATATGGTTAGATTGGGATGAGCATGTTACTAGAAAATACGTTACAGGAATAGTTTCAAAGGGTTATCATGCCCCTAGTTGTAAGACGCTTATACCTCAAGGGTATTGTATCGGTAAATGTTGGAGGTATTGTGAATGAATTATTTAAGAAAATATACTTGTAAATTATGTGGAGAAACCTTTCAGGGATTTGGACATATGTTATCTAAAGGTGGCTATTGTTGTGATAAGTGTAATCTTACAAAAGTATTACCTGCTAGATTTAGAGGTGAGCATTTATGAAACTAATAATAGATAGCAGAGAAAACTCAGAACTTACAGAGAAAGTAATTGAAAAGGCTCAAGAGTATAATATTCAATACGAAAAACAATTCATAGAGATTGGAGATTATGTTTTCAATGACGTATGTTTTGAAGCAAAGTCATCCTTTGATTTCCTACAATCTATTGTAAATAATAGGTTGTGGAATCAAATGGATAATATGGATAGGGCATTTACAAACAATTTAGTTATTGTTTACGGTTCGTTTGATTCTGCATTCAGGAAACATTCTGATTACAGTAAATCAACAATGAACAAGGCAACTCAAAGAGTTATACTAAAGAAAAAGTTTTACGGTGCTATGGGTAAAATTATACTTGACACCGATTGTGCTTTACTTTGGTTTAAGGATGCATTAACTGCGGCTGACATGATAGCAGTTGTTTGTAAGATGCAACCGCATGATAGGGAGGTTTATACTCCTAAATTAGTAAAAAAGAGAAAGATTAGTACCGCAGACTTGCGACTTGATGTACTAACCATGATAAAAGGGCTAAGTGAGAAGAAAGCAAAGATGCTTTTGGATGAGTTTGGCTCTATTATGGAAATAGGAGAAGCAACGTCTAATGAATTGTGTGCATTAGATGGAATAGGTAATGTATTAGCAAAAAGAATACATGACACACTAAATAAAGAAGAAAAAATGGAGTTATAATATGAATAAGAAAGAAGATGAAATGATAATAAGCGATAATCCTGAATTAGAAGCAGAAATAGATAGAATGTACTATGAATCTCTAGAAGAAGGAAGAGAATACACTAAAACTAGTAAAATACCTAAAGTTGTAGAGAAATATGTAACAAGTGCAGTAGAAGTTTCGTTAAATAACGAAGTTCCTGCAATGTTATCGTATTATAATCTACTAGGACAGATATGTAAGGACTTTGTATGTATTCCTTCAGGTAGAAGAAGAATAGATACTAGATTACAAGTAATTGTCATGCAAACTAGTGGTACTGGTAAGACAGAACTGTACAATTTTTATGGGCCAATAGCAAAAGAAGTGTTTAAACAATTAAATGAAAGGTTTCCAACAGATAATCTTGAAGAAAATAATAGAACAGGTACAGGATATACTGTTGCTGAGATTAAAGATACTACTGATGCAGGTTTAATTGGTTCTATGGGAACTGAAGAACAAATTGTAGTTGACGATGAAACAGGTAGAGAAAGAAAGGTAGAAGTCCCTGTACAAATATACGGTGAGTTAGAAGGCGGTGGCCTACTAGTTTATGATGAGTTTGCAGATTCAGGGATATTCAAACAGAGTCAACATCAGAACAAAGTTGTTTTGTATATCAACACTTTTATGAACACTCTATGGGGTCAAAATTGGATAATTACCAAGAGGCTACTAAAGGGTGGTTTGATGGAATGTAGAAGTAGGCGTTCAATGTGGGCTACTACATACATACCAAAATCATTGACTCATGCTATTACTGAAACAGGTGCAATGCAACGTTCTTTAATATACATTAGAGAAGTTCCAATTAGTGAACAGAACTATGTTAGAAATAAGATAGCAGATTCTTACGGAGTTATAGATGATGCAGATACTCCTATAATGGGATTTGCAGGTTCTTTTGTTAAGATATACGAAACTCTGAAACAACATTACGAAGAAACAGGTGAAGACCCTTTGAGAACAATTACTTTTGGTAAAGGATTCAATGATGCTGTTAAGAATGAAACTTGGAAGTTCCAAAACTTTGTACAAGGTAGCAGACCTGCGGTTATGGAGATAGCAAACAATTTTATCACTAGAATGCAAGGAATGATGGTTAAACTAGCAGTTCTTTCATGTATTGCTGAATCAGGTACTACTATCAAAAAGAAAGAAAACCGCTTTATTGTAACAGAAAGACATGTTACCCAAGGGGCTTATATTACTCGACAGTGTTATAAATCGCTTGTATCGTGGCTTGACTTAGCACTTAAGGCAGACCACAAGAGTATTCAAGACAGAGCAAAGGTAGGAGAGTTCAAGAAAGCGTTTAATGATTTAGTTAAAACGCCAAATGCTAGGACAATTGATGGAGACAAATGGGTGAATAAAACTATCATGTTAGCACACGTTATGAAGACAGCACGAAGAGGACAAGCCCAAGTATATAGAAATTACAAACAGATATCGGAGAACTTTGATGAAAAGAGAGTAGGCAGATATGGTTATGTAAAATTAAAAAGGAGTGATGAAAAATGAGCAAGACAACATATGAAAACCAATTTTTGGTATTTGACGTAAGAGATGGCCCAAAGGTAATTATTGAACAACTTAATGCCTTTGGTCAAGATGGTTGGGTATTATCCACCATGTTGAACGTAGGTGACACGCAGATTGTTGCGTTCCTAACAAAAGGAAACGTAAAAGATGCACCTAACCCAAAGCAGTCAGAACAACAAAAGATTGCTAACCTATGGACTATTGGCGATAAATCAGACAAGGATGAAGAGTAGATGAGTTCAGTTCTAGCAATTGACTTAGAGACTAAGAACTTCTCTTATGAAATAGGAGGTTGGGACAATACTCACATGTTTCTTGTATCAACAGTTTGTACTTGGGATGGAGATAAAGGTACAATATACATTGATAAATCTGTTGATGACTTAGCAAAAAGCAATGTTCAGATTAAACCATTGGCTCAACTTAAGTTTGATTTAGATGACCACTTTGAAAAAGGTGGTAAACTACTTGGTCATAATATCAGAAACTTTGACCTGCCTGTAT